ATGCGAAAACGACACCGATTTAACAGTCGCATGACCCGTATCGTACTGCTCATCAGCTTTATCTTCTTCTTTGGCCGTTTTATCTACTCGTCCGTCGGTGCCTGGCAGCACCATCAGAGCAAAAAAGAAGCTCAGCAATCCACACTCTCCGTCGAATCACCGGTACAACGTTAGCGGTTACCTTCTCCACTTTCACAGAACATAACGGCACTTCGCTGTCGGATGCTTTTGCTGTTTGGGATTATCAAAGCGGCAGATATTCTTTCATCTTAAATTTTACGTCTTTATCCTGACTGATGTTTATCCTGTTTGGCTGCGAAATAAATATAAAATTAATATATATGTTGTAATGATATATTTTTATAAATTATTCCCTGCGTGAATTTTAATAAATTTAATCTATCCCTTTATACGCAATACATTTACTTTCCTCTTTTGATGATCTTAAATGTCTTATTTTTCGTAATGTGTATAACAAGGAATAGTGATGAAATTTAAAAAATGTCTTCTGCCTGTGGCAATGTTAGCGTCATTCACTCTGGCAGGATGCCAGTCAAATGCTGACGATCATGCTGCCGATGTTTATCAAACCGATCAACTGAATACCAAACAAGAAACTAAAACCGTTAATATTATTTCCATTCTTCCCGCAAAAGTTGCCGTAGACAACTCCCAAAATAAACGGAACGCACAAGCCTTCGGCGCGCTTATTGGCGCAGTCGCTGGCGGTGTTATCGGCCACAACGTCGGGTCTGGCAGCAATTCCGGAACGACGGCAGGTGCAGTTGGCGGCGGAGCTGTAGGCGCGGCAGCGGGTTCTATGGTGAATGATAAAACCTTAGTGGAAGGTGTTTCTTTAACCTATAAGGAAGGCACCAAAGTGTATACCTCTACCCAGGTGGGTAAAGAGTGCCAGTTTACGACAGGTTTAGCCGTTGTTATTACCACGACGTATAACGAAACGCGTATTCAGCCAAATACCAAATGTCCTGAAAAGAGCTAATAATCAGGAGGAGTCATGAAGAAAGTTTTTCTTTGCGCCATCTTAGCCTCCTTAAGCTATCCGGCTATCGCCTCATCATTGCAGGATCAACTCTCTGCTGTCGCAGAAGCGGAACAGCAAGGTAAAAATGAAGAGCAAAGGCAGCATGACGAATGGGTCGCGGAGCGCAACAGGGAAATCCAGCAAGAGAAGCAACGTCGCGCAAATGCCCAGGCCGCCGCTAACAAAAGAGCGGCAACGGCAGCGGCAAATAAGAAAGCTCGTCAGGATAAACTGGACGCCGAAGCCTCTGCGGACAAAAAACGCGATCAAAGTTATGAAGATGAGCTACGCAGCTTAGAGATTCAGAAACAAAAACTGGCGCTGGCGAAAGAAGAAGCCCGCGTTAAGCGAGAAAACGAATTTATCGATCAGGAACTGAAGCACAAAGCTGCGCAAACCGATGTGGTGCAATCTGAAGCTGACGCCAACAGAAATATGACTGAAGGCGGTCGCGATCTGATGAAAAGCGTGGGCAAAGCAGAAGAGAACAAATCGGACAGCTGGTTTAATTAATCGATGTTAGTAACTTCAATCCTATAATTCTTGAAGATAAAAAACCCTCTGTAGTAACAGAGGGTTTTGTTCATTCATAGTGCAGGGTCAAATCATTCCCACTCAATTATTTACGATAACCATAACCAATTGAGTGATAACATTTTTCCAAATCTCAATTTTTACCGTACCGTTTTATATACCGTCACCGGAAATCAGTACCATGAAAAATGCCATGCTATCTGGTCAGGGTGTCGTACTGTTTTTCACAGACTCTTCCGGCTTCGGCTGCCCGGTCAGCATACTCTGCCAGTTGTCTGTTTCTCTCGAGAGATTTACTGAGCACGTCGGCAAGCAAAACTCCGGTGTCTGCGGCTGACGTCCCAGCGCCGACAATGGCGTTATACTGCCTGAGCTGCTCACGGATGGCAACGAGCTGTTGCTGCAACCTGCCAGCGCGAGCGGCAGCATCAAGAGCATCATTGCGCGCCTGGTCGATCCTCTGCTGCGCTTTACGTTCATTGATCGCTTTCTCCTGTTCGTAGTGCTGACGAATTCTCTCATCTTCGGTTTTGCGGTCTTCTTTCGCCTGCGCATACCCGGCGTCGTACTGACGACTGCCGTGTACACTCCAGGCAACAACTCCTGATATGACCAGAACAGCAAGCACCGCCATGATAATCAACTGTTTCCGGTATGCTTTTACGAATGCCCAGATCATACCGCCAGCACCTTACTGGCATTGATGTATCGCGCGCGCCGGTCGTCGATGCCGTTCCGGCCACCATTGATAATCAGAGTTACACGTGCAATATCGCCGGTATACTTCATGCATCCTTTGCTGGCAAAGAACCACGCCGCGCTACGAGCCGCGTATTCGTCCTGCGCCAGCAGTTCAGGACTCTCCAGCAGGTCAACCTTAAGACCGTTTCCACAGTCACGATAGTTATTCAAACCGGTAACCTGGATAAGCCCGCGCCCACGGTAGTTCCAGCCATCACCAGGGGCATTGTTCCCCATGCGTTTGCTGTACACCAGATTGGCAATCGCTCTCTGGCGCTCAAGTGGCAATGGTGGTTCGCCTGCACGTCGCCCCAATGCGTTGGCCTGTCCCTGAGTGAGACGCCCAGCCCGAACAAAGTTAGCCAGTCCGCTGACGCTGTAGTTGAAATTCTCCTGCAACCGGGTGAAGCCTCCAGACTCATGCCCGACCTGAGCAATAAACATAGCCTGATCTTCTGGTTTGCTGATACCAAACTCTTTCATCGCAGAAGTTATATGCGAGAACCAGCGTGCGGCCAGTGCCTCGCTGATACCAGCAGCTCGCTGGAATTGTTTAATCTCCATGTTTAGACCTCGATACTTTAAAAATTTGAACGACGTTACCGCGCGTTTTAATAACCGCAGCCAGCATGACAGCGTTGATAATGACCTCAGATAAATCCACAGCCATTGGCGTACGTAACCAGATTGCATAGGCGACACGAACAGGAATACTGGCCGCAGCAACAATCAGGAAATAAGCAAGCCATCCTCCCCATCTTCGATGTTGAGAGCCGTTACGCCGGAATGTGACAACGCGAATTGCTATGCCAGTACAAATAACTGCATTGGTGATAAGCAAAAAAAACTCATGCGTTACCATCGTCTTTTCTCCCCGGAATTAAATCGCGTGGATTGTCTGAACGGTGGTAGAGCCATATACCAATACGCACAGCGACAATTGCTGACACGAATGCGCCAGCAGAGAAAACAATCCCTTTTTCAAAAGAGTCCTGCGTGATGGTAGGGATCAGGCTGGCTATGCCGATAAGAATTGATGCTGCTGGTTTGTAGAAAAGAAGTCCACAGAGAAAGCTAAGCATCGATAAGAGTACGCGACGATGAATTGGGTACTCTACCGCAGAGGTAACAAAAATTACCGCACCAGCAAGAGCACCGAGCGCCACCTCTGGCGGAACGCCTACGATAACTGCAGCAAGAGAGCTCACACTAAGCCATTGATTTAAAGAATCAGTAGTTAGATGGGCTGACATAATGAACACCGTTTATTACGCATAACAATCTCCTTACTATTGAAGATTCACACATAATAAACCATTTAAGGATAATAGTTACCTCAAAACGCTGTATTTCTACCTTCTACGGCAATGAAAATTTCGTTCAGAAAATGGTCTAGTGTACCTCTCAGTCACAATTAAAGAAGAAAGAAGCCGAACTTACTTCGTAATAAGCAAGCCGGCTACTAAGATTAATCCTCAATATTTAGCTACTTTCAAGCATTGCAAGACGTGATTCTATTTTTTCGATTCTTCTACGCAAATAAGCTGACTCAAGCCATAAACACTGGTCAGTACGGATACCCCACCTATTTCCAGCCTTGCAAACCAGAGTTCGCTCTTCTGTTTCGTATTCTTCTTCCATCTCAATTTCGACGCCATCCACAACTTTAGTGATCATCCTTACCGCCATCACTGGCGCGTATTTATCATCCCATTCATCGTAACAGAGAAGGCCAAATCTGGTTCCATCAATCCCATGCGCGAGGAAAGCGTCTCTCACTTGTTGTGCTATAACACCAAAATGCCAGCGGGCACCATCTCCCTTTTCCCTGACGGCATCAAGCCAGCGAAAAGCTACAATCCTGATATCTCCCCATGCATCCAGAATTGCATCACCTTCATAACCACGAGACATATACAAGCTGAGCTCACTTGTACTAATCGGTTCACTTTTTTCTCTACCATCTGATGTGTTTATCGAACCGTTCGCAGAATAAACCTGTGCCCATCTAAATGATGGTGCACCAAGAGATTTGCTGTTATCAATAATTGGTGAAAAATTACCTTTAATGGCAATATTTCCAGAGTCGCCGAATATATTAATAACTGCAGAGTCATCACCATGGTTTTTTACGCTTAAGTTTCTTGATGAAATATTTATATCTTTGTTATATCCACTAACATTAATCCATCTTTTACCATCAATGTGATGCCCGTAAATATTTCCGTTTGATTGTTCGTCAGGTGACTCTCTAAGAACAATAGCATCTGCTCCAGACGACCATTGTATTTTTGTATCTGTAGGCCTCCAGTTCTTTATAATGAACGAACCATCAGTAAACTCCGTTTTTATTTGTCTATTGTCTACAAATGCGTCTCTTGGTTTAAACTCACTTGTGTTAACGCTGCTCTGAAGATCAGAAGCAAAAAATCTAAGATTTCCTGTATAACCCTGAGTCTCGGTCAGGTTATACGCAATCATAATTCCATTTTCAAACTCAGATGATGTTATTTTAACATCACGGCAATCACCAAAAATGCAATTTCCTTTATCAAATGTTGTTTGAGCTTTGAATTTATCAAACCTTAAATTACGAACAGGGAAACCATCAACCTCTAATGCAAAGGATGCAGGAAGGCCAAAGTATTCTGATGGCTTACCTGATGTATGATCAAGAGTAGTGGCTACTGTATTCTCCAAAACAGTCCCGCTAAAATTATTACCAATTGACGGAAACCTGATTACACTTATTGTACCTTGTATTTCAGGAGAAATACCAGATAGTGTGATGTTAGTTCCATCAAATGATGCATCTGAATACGTATATACTAATTCACTGCCAGCAATTTTAAACTGTTTAACTGAAGTTATTCTCATCGACTTTTTATGTTTAAATGTCACTGAGCTTTCAGTATTACTTACAAGATCAATCTGAGGGCTATTCCTTATCGCGATCCCTGACTGGACATAAACGTTATTAAAGTGCGTTTTTTCAGGATTTCCCTTCATTGAAAGGCTCCCGTCATTTTCTGTCAGTAGTAGTCCTTTTACCCTCCAATAGCCGACAATCTGTACGTTATCAATAACTGAATCACAGCTATCGTATACATGCAACCCTATATCCCAGTCATCACCCAATGAATAAGAATCAGGGTTATTGTATCCTTCAATACCATTTTTACTTACCATTATTCTCAGGTTGCGTAACTGTGATGCCCTGTTGATACTAACAGCTACGCTCATGGCTTTTGGTGTAGCAGGAGTAACACCTACAGAATCTTCATTTGTAAACTCAGTGAACTTACAAGATATCCCTTCAACAATTTTAACTGGTCTTTCATTAGAGATGTTAAAAAAATATTTGTTTTTTTCTCCATCACCAGTAAATACAAGATGGGTTCCTTTACTCCAACTTTTTAATAATCTTTCAGGCGCTGGTCTATATGTATCCCAATAATCAATGCCATCACCAATTAATGACACTCCAGGAGGCACATCTATGTTCTTAGAAATCATCCATTTACCTGCAGGTATTCTAACGACACTTGCACCAGAATTTATCGCATTAATTAACCATTCAGACGCATCAACTTCAAAATTTAATGCAGCATATCTTTGCTCAAACGGAACAAAATCAAGAGCGTTAACGTTATCCCGCATCTTATCCTGGAACGTTCGGTATACTGCTCCAGAACCATACTGAATAAACCAACCAAAACCACCAACAACTCCGGCGATTGCAGCATCAACATAATTACGCATTGAGCGATTATTTACAGCATCCTGCTCAAGTGATGGATCTGCAAGGTTAGAAATTCTGTTTTGCTTTGCATCGTAATATTTTGCAAGCAAAGATGGTTTCATCAATGCACGTCTGAACCACCCAAAACATTGCTGGATCAGCATCGTCAGGTAGTCAAAAGCATCTTCATGCACTTCGGGGAAAAATTTTCCCTGATTGCGAAGGTCTGTCTCCTGCACTACATCAAGCACACGATCTATCGTAATTCGCCATCCAGCAGCAAGCGGCGACGGAAGAACAACAGAACCGCCACTATAAGTGCCCGCCCCAGTTACCGTATAACCGGTATCCAGAACCAATTCTGTTACGTTCCCGTTCAGGTCAGACACCTGAACAACCAGGTCGGATTTTTTGAAAATACGGAAGGTATACGGAAATGATGTCGTAGCGCCGTTACCGGTGTATTCGTTGTGGTCAACTTCGGTTGAGACCGTCATGTTAAATCTCCAGATAGTCGCAGCACCCGTTGCGCCGCATATCTGGTTATTCTATTACCTGAAAAACCACATATGGATAGAAAGACTGTGAATACGAATAGATATTACCTTTCAGGTAATTTGCAAAACGTGCTGGATAGCAAACAAATTATTTGCTACTGTATAAATATACAGTTATTGCATGGAGAAGATTAAGATGCAGCAGTATCACTATCCACTGGAAGACGGATTTACCGAAAGGATTCACACGCCGGGAGGCGTCAGGTCACTGGTGGAGGGATCGCACTTGATGAAATTACTCCGGGATCTCGATAAGGATGGATTTAATGTCGATGGCCCACTTGCCGAACTGACTGCACTGATTAACTACGTCACCAGCTCGCAGATGTCTATGCAGGATCTGCAAACACATCTCGACTATTGTGCCGAACAATTACGAAAACAAACCAGATAAGGTTTGAAATTACCAAATGGAGTGCTTATATTTACCTTTGCGGTAAATTTACATCGCACTCCTCTTGTGCCATAGTAATCGGGCACTGGCAAAATCCAGTGCCGGGATTGGCGTCCCGGGTTACTACAGAGGCACATATGCCGCATAAGCGGTTTTTTTATGTGTAAAGCGCACCTATTCTATGGTGGGCTGTGTGGGGGCACCGAAAGGTGCGCCGGGTCCTTTGTAGCCGGTTACGCCAACCCTGCACAGTTCACCACCAACCGATTGGCGTCGGTAGTGGTGATTAACCTAACTACAAAGGTGATCACTATGACTGCTAACGTAACCCCATCTGTTTTTCATTTTGAATCAGAAGCAACCATTCGAGCCATTGTTATTGATGGAAATCCTTGGTTTGTTGCCAAAGACGTTATTAAAGCTCTTCAACTGACAAACCCCACTATGTCAATAAAATCTCTTGATGATGATGAAAGGGCTAAATTTAACTTAGGCCGTCAAGGCGAAACCAATATTATCAACGAGTCAGGCCTCTACACACTGATCCTCCGCTGCCGCGACGCAGTGACACCAGGCACTATCCCCTACCGCTTTCGTAAATGGGTTACAGGTGAGGTTCTTCCTCAGATCCGCCGCACCGGAAGTTACATTAAAAACTCGCTCCCGCAGGAAGAACGCATAAAGATGGTTGCCGACCAGGTAGCCAACGCCACAGCATCAGCAGTGATGCAGGCAATGAAGATAGAGAACAAAACCTACAGCGCCCCACTGAAGCCCGGCTACCGCAGCCTGATTCACTCGCCGTCTGGTGTTCTCGGCCTGACGGAGCACTCACTGCTGATGAATCTGCTGAACCAGTTACAGGACGACGGGCACGACGTATCGGGCGCGGCGGCGGAGCTGACCACCATGTTCTGCTACATCGTCGGTGTGAGCAAATGCCTGCGTGATATCCAGACTCACGCGGAGTACATCAACGACAAGGCAGGGTTCTTCTGACAGAACGGCGGCACAGGGATGTGTCGGGCAAAATTATTCCCCCGCTATCCACTTCTCAAACTTCGACGGGGAGAACGGAATCAGATCTGTATGCTCCCCGTTAATCCAGGAATCAATCATATCGGCCCACTGCTGCAACATGTAGGCGCGCTGTCTGGCGTATTCCGCTTTGTTATATACGGCGCGCACACCTTTCTGCTCATGTGCCAGAGCCTTTTCAATCCAGTCTGAAGGATAACCAGCCTCATGCAACAACGTACTGGCTGTACGGCGCATATCATGTACAGTGAAGTCCTGAATATGCTCACCATCTTCATTTATTATTTTCACCGTTCTGTCGATCAGAGAGTTCAGCGCGGCATTAGATAATGGCTTCCGGAAATTGTAACGACCAGGAACCAGATATTCACTTCCACCAGCGCACATCTGCAACCCGACTAATATATCCTGTGCCTGTTTAGGCAGGTAAATAACGTGCGCCCGACTTCCCTTCATGCGGTCTGAAGGAATTGTCCATGTCCATTTTTTAAAATCTATTTCATCCCACGTTGCATTGGTGAATTCTCCCTTACGAACCATGGTGATAAGCACCAGCTTTAAAGCCATTTTCATAGTGCCCATAGCACCAATGGCATCCAGCGTGCGGAAGAACAGGCCAATTTCTTCTGGTGTCAGTGTTCGCTCTCGTGGTTTAAATATGGCGATAGACGAAGGTTTAATGTCAGCCGCAGGATTAAACAAACCATGACCACGGTCATTGGCGTGACGGTATACGCTGCTGATGATCTCCCTGGCCTGTACTGCTGTTGCCCGACCACCGCGTTCGACAATCCGGTCACACAAATCACGAACCATTGATGTGGTAATTTCAGCCATCATTTTGTTGCCAAGAACCGGAAGTATGTCACGGTCGATCACCGCCTGCTTCATTGCGCGGGTACTGTCAGCCAGGATGACGTGTTTCATATAACTGTCGGTATGTACCGCAAACGTCTCGGCACCACGAATCTTTTTAATACCGTCACGTTTAGCCGCAGCCGGTGACTGGCCTGCTTTAAGCAGCTTCTTTGCAGCAATCAGTTCTTCTCGCGCTTCTGCCAGGCTGATACCGTCACGCCCATACTGCCCAATTACCAGTGTTTCGCGGCGACCGTTGATACGGTAGTCATAGCGAAACGAGACCGTACCTGACGTAAGCACAGCTACATACAGCCCGTCACGATCGGAGACCTTGTACAGTTTGTCCTGCGGCTTGAGGTTTTTTAATTTTGTATCGGTAAGCAC